ATTGTGGCGTTGGCGTATCCCTGGCTTCTGCGCCAGTTCACGTACTCCTTGCCAGCGTGTTGCAGAGAGACTTCTTGCATGATGACTTCCTTCCCCCGAAAGCATACTGCATTCGCACTTGCGCGCAAGCATACCATTGCAGGATGATGTTCGGAACTTGGCTACAAATTCGACTCCTGAATTTCTTAGGGGAAAACGCCCACCCAATTGCTTTTATTCCCGATGCAGCATGTAAACTAGGCAATGAAGGAGGTCGGAGCGAATGCCAAAGCCACGCAAGTTGCCTAGCGAGTCGATCCTACGCAAGTGGGTGGAGGTCGAGGGAATGACCCACGCTCAGATCGTGGATCGGATACGCGAAGAGACAGGTGAAGAGGTGTCCCGGTCGTCCGTATCGGCGGCGCTATCCCGCGCCGGATTCACCAACCGAATCCGATACGACGAAGAGATCCCCTGGCCCCGCATATCCGTCGATCACAACACAGCGTTCCCGCTGTTCATGCTCCGCACCCAGGCACGGATGAACCGTGGCCTTCCAGTCAAACCGCAAGACATCAAGCGACTGGAAGAGTGGAAGAAGGAGATGACGGAGAAGAACCTCGTAGTCCACTATGAGCCGCGCAGTCCTGAGGGTTTCTTCTACTGTGAGGCTCGGCCCGATGTGGACACCGGCCTCGTCCGTGCCCCCGAACCCGAGACACAAAGCGCCTAACACCCCCCCAAAAGCCGAAGCCGTCGTGTCAACCCACGGCATGACGAAGGGCGGCTCGTCCGATGGACGACCGCTTCCGCCATGCGCTAGTCAGCCGTGGCCTTCGACTTCCTCCGCGAGCAGGTTCTCGCGGTTCGCACTTCTATTCCTGGGCGCGTTGGTTAGCGTCGGACGCGCTCGATGAACGACGATGGAACAGTAATGCAGGATACTGTGAAAAGGTAACCGACACGCCGACACGCCCCGGAAAAGGCTGGCATGTTGCTGCTCAGGCTGCTACTCTCCGTGCCGTGGTCGCATTCGAATGGGAACTAGAGCAGTTCACACGCCTGCGTCTGGACGATGAAGTCGAAATCTTGATGGACAAGCAGGCGCGTCGCGCCCTCGTGCTATGGCCCTGGTACAAGCAAGGTGAGCCAGAGGTAGACAAGGCGATGTGGCACGCGCAAGCCCAGGGATTTGAGGTCATCTCCGAAGTGGGCAACATCATCGGGTATCGAATCCCCGAGGTGGACAACGAGGATTGGGAGTTCATTCTCATGGAGCCGCAATGATGGAAGCACCAGCACACCGCTCGTACTCACAACTGAGCCAGTTCATGCGCTGCCAGCGGCAGTATTACTTGGCAAAGATCGCCCAAGTGCCCGAGCATCCAGCCGTGTACCTGGCTGCGGGGACCGCTGTTCATTCGATGATCGAGCAAGTCAACTACGCTTTGGTGGGAATGCAAGATGATTGACCAACGTGGTATTCCGACGCACCAATGCGTGTGCGGCTCCGACACCTTCAAGGTGCTGGTCAAGTTTGAGGAAGGCGAGATCGTGTGGTGGACACTCAACGGCTACTGCGCTGCGTGTGAAGCGCCAGTCACCGTGCCGTGCCCGCTAGATGCAGGGGAGGCATCGTGCTAGACAACTTGACCGAACAATGGGCGACGGTGTGGGCGGAGACAATCACACGCGCAGAAGAGCGCACCAATGTTCCCGCGTCTGAGTGGCGCGTTGCTGGCCGACGGACCAAGGCGAACCCCGAAGGGGAAACCTTGGACTTCTGGCAGTCCGAAGGGCTACGCCAGGTGGAGAACTACATCGAGTGGTTCTCCAATACTGGGTGGAGTATTGCCGTGCTGCCTGATGGCAAGCCCGGCATTGAGTGGCAAGGTGAAGTGAACTTCGGCGGCACACCCGTACGACTGGTGATCGACTGCGTGTACACCAACGGCAGCGACCTGATCGTCTGCGACTACAAGACAGGACAACGCGCACCGTACGGTCAAGAGCAACTGGCGTTGTACGCCAGCGCAATCGAACGGGCATACGGTGAGCGCCCGAAGTGGGGCGCGTTCTACATGAGCCGCAAGGGTGAACTGTCGGATCTCATTGACTTGTCCCCGTGGGGAATGGATTACTTCGACTTCATGTTTTCGTCGATGAACGAGATGATCGCAATGGGCACGTTCCCACCCACCGTCGGTGACCATTGCTCGTACTGCTCGTTCTCTGCTTACTGCCCCGCCAGCGATGGCTCCAAGTCCCATGAGTATCCATTGAGAATCAAGGAGGATAAGTGAGTAACACCACCGAATCACCGTTCAGCCTGACCATCAAGGTTGGACCGAACAACGACCTACTCACGGGTCGTGCCGACACAGCCGAAGAGATGCAGGTTCGCATCGAGCAACTGCGTTCTCTTGCTGCCTCAATGCAGGGTACTGGGCAACCTGCTACCCCGACACCCACGCAGGCTGTCCAGAATGTGCAGGACAGTATGGGTGCGACGGTCGTAGACCAAGGCTCCACCGCCATTGAAACGAAAGAGGACAAGTTCGGGAACCGCTACACCCGTGGCAACCCCGATGCTGGCACTTGCGTTCATGGCGCACGCATTGTGAAGAACGGGACGAACAAGTCTGGCCGTGCGTACAAGGCGTACGTGTGCATGAACGAGTCTCCGTTCGGTAACTGGCGTGATGACAAGTGCCCAATCGAGTGGCCCGCTAAGTAACTCGTCATGCGCTCTCTGCTTCAAGTAATCAGAGGGTCGTCGCAGGCGGGTGAGGATCTTCCCGAGATCCTCCCCGCTTTGACGACGGCAACGGTCATGTTCCGTCGCGGCCAACTGCATGTGATCGTCGGTCAGCCTGGTGCTGGCAAGACAATGCTCGCTTTGTGGTACGCCGTGAAGTTTGGTCAGCCTGCCCTGTACTTCAACGCTGACTCTGACGAAGGAACGATGGCGAACCGTGCCGCCGCCATCTTGCTAGAGAAGCCAGTCAAGGAGATCAAGGCAATGCTCGGCACGGAAGCCGAGGTGCTAGTTGAAGATGCCCTGCTGGAACTGAACCGTCGTGTGCGGATCGAGCGAGATCCGCAACCGACACTCGACGGAATCTACGAAGAAGTCCAGGCGTACGTCGAGGTGTTCGGAACCACACCTGCCGCAATCTTCATTGACAACCTGATGAACATCGCATCGGTGAGCGACAACGAATGGACTGGACTCAGGGACAGCATGGGTGCTTTGCACTCACTCGCTCGCGAAACAGAGAGCGCAGTCATTGCGCTTCACCACGCATCAGAGAACGCAAGCCGACCGGGTTACCCCGGCCCGATGCGTTCAGTCATGGGCAAGGTCAATCAGTTACCTGAGGTGATCTTGTCCGTGGCACGGGACGGCGATCAATACCACATCGCAGCGGTGAAGAACCGTGACGGTGAAGCAGACCCGAATGCTGACAGGCCCGTGACCGTGTGCTGCGACGCACCAACGATGTCGCTGTTCAACAGCCATCAAGAACTTGAGATGTATCGGACACGGAGGGAATGGAATTAGTGGAGTTTCCGCGCCTACCCCGTGCTGCCTGTGCTGGCACGGATCCCGAAGCATTCTTCGACACGACAGGACATTCAACGGAAGCAGCATTTGCGAAGCGGATTTGCCAATCCTGCGAAGAGAAAGATCCGTGCTTGGAGTGGGCGTTGCGCCACGAAGAACACGGGTTGTGGGGTGGCTCGACTGCGAAGGAACGCCGGGACATGCGCCGGGTATTGGGCATCAAGTTGCAGGCACCAGAGGTTGCCATCTTGGGGAAGGTGGGTTATGAGCAGCCAGTCGAAACGTAAAGGCAGCCAATGGGAGCGTGACCTGGAAGAGCATTGCAATCTTCTGGTCAAGGCTCGACGGCTACCTCGTGCCGGAACCAAGGACATCGGTGACGTTGCCATCGACGGCAAGACATTCGACATCGTGATCGAAGCGAAGAACGTCAAAGATGCGTGGGGTCAGATGAAGGGCTTCCTTCGGGAAGCCGACATCGAATCATGTAACTACGAGATGCGTTACGACAAGCCAACGATCCCCGTGGTGGCGACTAAGACCAGGCAAGCGGGTACGGGTGAAGGCCGTGTCGTGATGACGCTCGACAACTTCCTATCTCTGCTCAAGTGGGCAGGTGTTGCATGAATGACGAAGCAATGGAGCAGCAGTTAGTTGCCGTGTTTGAGCATTACAACCTGCCCGAGCCACGGTACGGAGAGCAGCCGATGCTGTGCCCGGTCCATGACGACCGAACCCCGAGTGCCTCAGTAAACCGTGCGAAAGGGCTGTGGCATTGCCACGCCTGCGGAGCGGGCGGAGGGGCTATCGCCCTCGTACAGGCGATGGAACAGGGGTCATACCAGGATGCTTGCAGCATGGTAGAGAGCCTGTCAGGGGCCACGACAGCCCCGATTAGGGCCACTCCACGCCGCACCGGAGGCCGTCGGTGGATTCCCCCCAAGTTGAGGCGTGCCATATGAGGCTGACGGTGGAGTTCCTGGGCTGGACCTTGGACATCAACCTCGACTTGACGACCAACATCGAGGACGAGGAACGAGGCGAAGCAGATCGGGTCACGACCAGCGACAACTCCGCTGTCGGATTCACCGCCGATCCCGCCTTCCGAGATTTGTACCCAGAAGAAGATGAAGAGTAGGAGAAAGCAGGATGATTGAAGCACTACTACTAGGTGCAGCAGAGATACCCGAATACGAAGTGCCAGCCGTGTACCGGGAATACGAGGCTTGCGTTGCCGAACGGGAATCCAACGGCAGACCGAACGCCGTGAACCCGACCGGCAAGTACCGAGGGATGTACCAGTTCAATGATGCTCTCGCTGACGGGACCACGTTCCACATCATCGACTGGCTCGGCACTTGGCACGACCAGCCGAAGAAGTACGCCGCCGCATTGCGGGAGATCCCGATGAACAAGTGGCCGGAAGAAGTACAGACCGCTGCGTTCGTGGCCGTGCTTGACGGGCACGACGCTGACCGCAGGTGGGCAGGGAAGTTTCACTTTGCCGGAGGTCGATGGACATGCTGACCATGCCCGAACCGTGGAACCAGAAGTGTCCCCATTGTGGAACCGAGCGTGCTGCGCCGATGAATGGATACGTCGTGCGTTGCTGCAACTACCGCGAGTGCGGTCGCTATCACATGACAGAGGTGGTGGAGAAGTGAAGATTGAGATGAGTGGCTACGCCTATGTGCGAGCAGACGCACGGAACGTCAAGGATCTGCGTACCTTGCTGCGCTTCCTTGACGACAACAAGGTGACCGACACCGCTGAATTGGATTGGAGTAGCGGATACCTGTACGTGTCGGTGATCGAAGATGCGACTGCTGATTTCATCGAATGCGGCGATCACATTCCGCCCGACCACAAGTTCGATGTCATTCTCAACACCCACGATCACGAGAAAGACAACACGCCAGCGATGTTCGACTGGCCTGCCATCGACCGCTACGCAGACGAGGCTCGACCCGAATGAAACCCAACGAGAAACTGATGGAGATGTGGACTCGTGCTGCACACCAGTACCACATGGAACTGCCGGGCTCACCGGCAGAGGAATACCTCGCCAGTCGTGGCTTACTTGATGCGGCTGAACAGTTTCTCTTGGGCTACGTGGCTGAAGCAGCACCCGGTCATGAGCAACGATTTGAGGGGATGCTGTCGCTGCCCTACATCACCCCGAGTGGTGTTGTTGCCTTCAAGTTCCGTCGATTAGATGACGGCAACCCGAGGTATCAGTCACCGACAGGGCAGCGGCACCACCTCTACAACGTGCAAGCAATCATCGACAGCATCGACACAATCCTGATAGTTGAGGGTGAACTCGATGCTGTTGCCGCCACCGTCGCTGGCTTCCCGGCTGTCGCCGTGCCTGGTGTGAATGGCTGGAAGCCACACTTCCGTCGATGCTTCGACGGCATCGAACGGGTGCTTGTCGTATGCGACAACGACTTGAAAGAGGACGGTAGTAATCCAGGTCAAGAGTTAGCACGACGCTTGACGGACACATTACCTAGTGCTGTCCGCGTGTCCCTTCCGATGGGACAAGACGTAAACACTACACTTGTAGACCACGGAGCGCAGTTCCTCGCAGATCTTGTGAGGGCGGTCGAATAGAAGGGCGCTCCTATGGTGGACACTCCACCTCCTATCGCACCACCATTCGGTTTGTCAGTTGATGAACTACTGACGCATCACCGTCGAGCCACGAACTACGCACGCTTCCGCATCGCTGATGCTGGATCTCGTGAGTATTCAGAGGGCGACCATCAACGCATCGAGCAGTATGACCCTGCCCGAATGCTGTTGGAGATACGGCAAGAGGTAGCAGATGCCATCAACTATCTCGTCGGCCTAGATCTGCAACTTGGACGCTGGCAACGACGGATTGAGGACATCGGATGAAGTCGATAGTAGTTATTTCCGACCTACAAATTCCCTTTGAGGATCGCAAGGCAGTTGCTGCTGTCGCTGAGTTCATCGAGGACTTCAAGCCAGACACCGTGATCTCTGTCGGTGACGAGTCCGACCTCGCACCTATCAGCAGGTACTCACTCAACACACGCAGCATGTATCAAGGTGACCTTGGTAAAGAGCGTGACCGAGTAGTCGAAGTGCTTGGCATGTTGCAGGTGAAACACATCACCCGCAGCAACCATCTCGATAGGTGGTTTTCTGCCCTGTCCCGAGTGCCCGCCTTTGAGACTATCCCCGAGATGCAGTTGGAAGAGTTCTACAAGTTCAGGGAACTAGGTGTTACCTATCATCAAGATCCCTGGTCACCTGCCCCCGGCTGGCTACTCTTGCATGGGGACGAGGGCACACAGTCCAGCAAGTCGGGGCAGACGGCATTGTCCCTAACTCAGCGGACTAATCAGAGCGTGGTGTGTGGACACACGCATAGGCAGGGCATCGCACATCACACGATGACCTGGCTTGGCAACAAGAAGCCTCGACTTCTTACTGGCTTTGAGGTGGGCACACTCGCCGACTTCAACTCACCTGGCATGAGGTACGCCAAGTTCAAGAACTGGCAGCAGGGGTTCGGCTTGATGTACGTGGACAAGAGCAACGTCACACCTGTCGCTGTGCCGATCATGAACAAGTCGTTCATTGTCGAGGGCACACGCTACGGGTGGAGGTGAATGCAGGATGCTGGATAACAACGATGCGATGTGGCTCGATGTCATGGAGTTGGCGGCAGTTGCTGCCGCACCCGTGCATCGCACCTTCAATAAGTTCATTGAGTTCGATGACCTCAAGCAGTCTGCGTGCGAGTTCGCTGTCAAGAAGAAGAACAAGGTCATCGAGTACTTGGACCGGGAAGATAAGGACGAGCGCAGGCAAGGTGAGACAGCACTTATCGTCATGCTGCGCCGTCATTGCGAGCGGGTGGCACGCAAGGAGAAGGCCAGCCGTGCCGGGTACAACGTGGAAGATGAATACTTCTACCGGCCAGCCGTGGTTGAGAACCTAATCAAAGTGTGGGGATCAGGGGACATGGACCTGGCCGGGCAGGTGTTCGACCCTGCCGACATGGGGCAGAAGCGACGGACGAAAGTGGCAAGCGAAGGCAATGACCTACTCGCCATGATCGCCGACATCGACGCAGCCATGAAGTCGTTGGACCCACGCTCGTACGGCGTGGTGTACCTGCGACTGGTGGACGAGATGAAACTCGTGGAGATTGCGAAGGAGTGGGAGGTGTCCCCTCAACGGGTGGATCAGATATTCCACCGGGGAATCAGAAAGATCATCGAATACTTGGGCGGTAACAGCCCGTACTGAGGGAGAGGGGAGCCGTGTGTGAGGCGGCTCCCCCCTTCCCTATTTCAGTTTGTCTAGCCAGGCGGGTTGGTTCATGGGCATAACGATCATGCCCGTGCCTGGTGTCGGCTCCTTGTGTGCAGAGCACAAAGACTCCGACGCTTTCATTGCTTGCTTCTTCGTGGTCCAAGGTCCGACTGCAAGATAGGGACCGCCAGCCATAACTCTGGCGACCACTATCCATTGGTCCTTGGTGACACGCACCTCATCAAGAGCCTCGATTGCTTCACGCGCCATGTCCATTGCGTCGTCGGACATATCTGGATCGAGAACTCTTGCGACGGCACGCATCTCACGCATCGTCGGGCGAGGCATCATCTTCTCCCGTCCCGTAGAACGTGCCGTCCTTATCTACATGGACAGCACCCATCTGACGGACAGCCATGCGTAGTTTCCTGTCGATGCAGCGGCGACACTCGTACCCCCGAATGGATTGCTCACATTCGGAGGCCGAGCAGTCACGCTTACACAGAGCGCACGTAACCTTGCGCGTCACCGCTGCCCTTCAACGGGGTACGACACCCACACATGGAACTTGCTGCCTTCCTTGCGTGCTGCTGCACGCAGACCAGCCAGGCTCTTGATGCTGCCGCTGTTGATCTGATTGGCGTACACATAGGCAGCACCATCAGACTTATCGCCGAGATCGTAGGACTGAATGATGGTCCACTTGCCTGGGTTCTGCTTGCACTTCTCAACGAACCGCTGGTTCTTCTCGGCGCGGGTGGTGTTGAGTTGGATGGCGGGGAGAGTGTCAACGAACTTCATAACTGTTACCTTTCTAGGTGTTGGATGATAGGTGGGTGGGGGCCAGCCCCAAGCAGACCCCCACCTATTCAGTTGTCACGCAGCGAGCACGAACTCCTGCGCGAGTTCCAAGGCACGCACCTTGAACTTGGTGTCGTTGCCCGTGAGCACACGACGAGCACGGTTACCTCGTGAGAAGTAGTCGTGGTACTCGACGGCTGCCTGGTACATGGCTGCCGCTGTGCCTTCGATGTTGCGGTTAGTGTCGGCGTGCATCAGGTTGAGCACGGTGTTGCGCTTGTCATCGACGTACCGCTCCTGCCTTTCCGTGCCCTCAATAGGCATGGGGAACAGGCGCTCGACGTAACCCACCTCGTCACCGAGGGTGGCCTCGTGCTTCAACAGTTGCTCCATTGCCTCGTCGTACTTGTCGAGGTTCTGGATTGCTGCAAGCACAGCGTCACGCAGCATGGGTAGAGCAGCGACACCTGACATGGTGTGCCTGATGCGTGAGATGTAGCCACGGCCACGGAACACGGCGGGTATCTGGTTCTTGCAGGTCATGCGCTCCGACCAGCCACGCACGGTGGCTGCGACCGTGCCATCATGACCTGTTGCAAACATGATGGAGCGGTGGTGCGGATCTTCCAGCCTGCATTCGCTGCTCAACTTGGCAATGACGATGACTCTCTTGCCATAGTCGATGGACCCTGCGCTGCTGATCTCCGTGATGAAGCCCTCGTTCATGAGGTAATCGAGTGGCTCCAACAGTTCGGAGTTCTGGATTGGCTGATACCTCCTGCCAACCACGCCAAGTGGGTGGCGTAAGCCATCGGGATACACGGACACGATGGCCTGGTTGCTTGGTAGTTCCAGCCCTGACTTAGTTACGACTGGCTCTGTCTCTACATTGAAGTCCAGTCCCGCTATGCGGACTGCATCTTCCACGCTGTCGGCTGCCTTGGTGTCCAGTAACACCCCGTCAAGGAGCGATGTCTGTCGCCCCGTTACTTCCTGCATTGTCGCCGTCATTTGCGGCTCCCTTCTTGTTGTGTGTAGATACTAGCAGGCTGTGCCATCATCTTGCATTCGGGGCAGTAAGACTGCCCTCTCTTCTGCCTAACGAACTCTTGCTCTCGGCCTACGTCCTTGCCCATCTCGTGCGCCAAGATGATCGTGCCCACCACGAACACGGCGAGCAAGATAACAACACCACTCATTGGTTTATTCCCTCCGCTTGGCACTCGATGCACTCATCTGAACTGACGATCTCGATGCGGTGATCGAGTATGAACTGAAGTGCTTCGATCAGGTTGGCTACCTCGCTAACGTCAAGCCATTCGACCAGCCACTCGTAGGTGAACTGGCCTGGCTTTTGTCCGTACCTCTTGTAGCCAATGTGGATTCCGCTGGACTCAGGGAACTCAACTACCCCGATCTCTCCCGACACCACGAGTGGGTCGATCCTGCCGCAGTCAACCTGCAAATCAATCATCATCGTGCTTCCTCCTTGTACACAGTTGTTGAACAATATGGATTGCTCTTTGTGCGATGACAGGTTGTTGTCCAGCACTCAGGACAAGCGTCATGCAGGAACTCTCCACAACTCAGACACCAGAGCGTCTGGTCGGTGAGGCTGAAGGGTCTTGCGTATGGGTGTAAACAGTCGCTCATGCTTCCTCCCCAAAGACGGTGGAGCACTTGATCAGTTCCCCACCGCCTTCCGCGATCATGCTCCCGACGTACTTCGTGAAGGACTCGATGCTCATTTCTGGCTTGTCATCTACTTCAATAGCAACCCAAACGTACAGCCTGCTCATGCTTCCTCCTTGTGACATTCGCAATCGCATGTCAGGTACTCACCCTTGCCGTAGCACCTGTCGTGATCTGACTCGTAGCCCCTCTGCTTCTTGCAGTAGGCACTAATCACGCAGCACCACCCGCTGCTGCGTACTGTTCGGCGGGAGACTCGATGGAATACGGGTCGCAATACAGCCACTTGCTGTTGCTGTAATCGCCGCTCTCGTCCCGCTCACCTAGTTCATATGCGACCAGCGTGTACGGAACCTGCCTCCCGTAGGTGTGCTCACGTTCGGCGATAGTCAACTTGCCATCGACCACCTCGTGCCGCCAGCCAGCACCGTCCTCACCGTCCCACTCCATGAACGATCCCTCTTCCACGAACGGTGCAACGAGGGCGATGAACAGATCCTCTTGCCCTGCCTTACTGTCATACCCAACGAGTTCGACCATGCCATCGTGGGAATGCACATCGAAGCCGAGAAGTATGAACACCTCGGCCACCGATGTCACCGTCTTGTCGTAGTCGCTCGGCATCCACGAGAACCACTTGTTCTGCTGACCCGCACCGAAAGAGCCACCGTTCTTCCAGTCATGGAACTTCCAGTTGGCATCTTTGAGAACCTGCAACACCTCTTCTGTCTCGGGGATTGAGAACTCTGCCCGACGTAGATTGATGTAGTAACCCATGTGCTTCTCCTTAGTTGTTGATTGCGGCTCGACCACCGCTGACTGATTGACTGTTACCGAG